TTCGTCAGTAAGTGGCATTACACGGGCTTTAATGCCAGAGGGATCTAATGAGCCTGATACAACCCATTCACCCAAAGCATTTTGTGAGGAAGTAAGCCTGAATTTGTAAATAGTCTGATCGAGCAAAGACTCAAAGCTCATAACAATCCCTTATTCGCCTTATCGATGCGAATGAATCTCTTGCCTGCTTTCATCTTCAACATCGAAAGAGCCATATCACGCCAAATGGCATAAGCATTATATGGGATTTTGCCATAGCGATCGGATATTCTGTATGAGTAATCACCCAACTTTTCTGTCACTAAGACGTTGTATTTCCTCGAAATCTTTGGATTCTGAACTATCTGAGAGGCAACGAGGAGTAATGCAGGAATCCTCACATCGTCTTTAGATGGTGTAGAGCCCTGAAAGAACACAGTGATTATGTAAGTCTCCACCGCTTCGATCTTTAAGAGCAGCTCCTTTGATGAAATATCATCTGTCGTGAGTGGCGGTGAGAAGAAATTACGCACTTCCTCTTCTGTTACAAACTTAGGTGTGTAGTCAGTCATCTACCTCAGGCCTAACTTTTCTGATATCCAACATCTGTCTTTCCCTAACAGAGACGTCAAGGGGGAATGGATACTGCCAAACCTGATAGGTCTTGGGATTGTATCTTCCACCGCCCTGAGATCCACTAATTTCAAGATCATCCCAAAGCTCCGGATCGACTAGATTTCTATCCATCAATGCAACGTTACGCATTTCCTCAACTTTCTTTCTCATCCACTGTTGCCTTCCAGCACCGTGGATCATGCCAACCAGCCAGAGAAATATTGAGAGCGAGAGGGACATTGAAACATTCAACATGGTGATTATGTGAATTAATTAGCCTTACTTGGCAAGGATCCTTACTCCAGCGTCGTCTCTGAGTACACCGACTCCGAACCTCATCTTTGCTGTTATGCCGACTAAGTCGTGTATTGGATCCTCATACTGTTCGATTGTTATGTCGTCTCTCATTACTATGACTGCAGTGTTCTGGCTGTCAAGTACTAGTGCATAGTAGTGGTTGTCAGCATCAGTTCCATCCCAGTATACTCCAGAGTTTGGCTCAGCAGTTACACTGAGTGTCCAAGGCTTGAGGCCGAGCAACCTTGGTATCGCTCCCTCTCTGAGTGGTGCCTCAGTTCCTGCATAGCAGACGTAGACTAAGTTGCTGTCCTGTAGGAGCTGAGCTTCTGCCATTGGGTGAGTAATGAGCGTGTCTGGCATCCAGTTCTTTGCTTTGACAGCTCCTACTGCTTTTGCGATGTCAGTAACTGCGAGGTGAGTGCCGGCTGGATCAATGTCGGATATTCCATCCAATTCCTTGAGTAATGTTGTGAGAACCACTCTGTTGAGTGTGTTCTCAAGCCTGAAACCTGCCTTTCTGATCTCGTGCTCTATGATGTTGAAGAGGCAATCATCAACCATCTCTTTGGTTATGAGTGGTCTGGTTGCGTATTTCTTTACCTCAACGTCAATCTTTGAATAGTCTTCCTGCCCAACTGGTATCTCTGCACCCTCAGCTACCTCTGATGCATAGGTTCCAGCTGCTCCTGCAATGAACCTAACTGCATAGCTCTTGGTCTTCTGTATTGGAAATACTTCTCTTACGCACCTTGCTGGCTCCGCTCCCTCATAGACTTTCTTGATGACCTCCTCCTGTAGGAGCGTTGTCTCACTTATATCCTCTGCCTGTAAGAGCTCTTTGACTGCCCTCTCACCGACTATTCTCTTGAATGCCTCTGAGTTGAGCATCCTCTTCCTCTCTGCATTCCCTGCGAATGCGTATTCTAAGAGTTTAACAAACCTGCTCTCTGCCATACCAATCACACAATATCAATCACATGCCAACATACATCGAGTAACACTGAGATTATATGAGCAATACCTTTCCTTCACCCGGAAGGCTTGATGGTGCTTCTAAGAGTATTGCCATGACTCTTCCAGTTCCATTGACGTCAAGGTATCCATGGCTGTATTTGAGCTGAGCTCCTACCGTATCGGAGCCTGCTCCAGATATCATTGCCCTAACGATGTTGCCTGGACCCCAAACCATTACGTATTCTCCATCTTCTGCATCATAGGCTGCGATTCCTATTCCATTGGCAGAGTTGTTCGCTGGAACTCCAACTGTCATCTCGCCCATTGGAACTACTGCTTGCCCTGCAGATATTGAACCGGAAGCCTTGAATGAATACATCCCGCCTTCCGGTTGTATTTCAATCGGCTGTGTTACCATACTTCACCTGAAATATTTCAAGCAAATGGCGAACATACATTGAGCCTTACCATTCTTTGAACTTTACTTCTCCGCCATCAATTATGATCTCCGGCTCCTCAGAAGCTGTTGGCTCCTCAGTGACCTTCGTTTCCGGCTCTTTCTCTGCCTTCTCGAGAGCTGCTATCCTCTCCTCAAGGGCCTTAATTGCATCCTCTTTGGCTTTTACTGCAACCTTTACGTCCTTGAGCTCATTGATTGCCTCTTTAAGAGCCTTAAGTTCCTCTTTGATTTCCTTCATTTCATCCTCTGCCATCTGAGTTGGATATGGATACTGCGTTGGGTATGGATATTTCGTTGGATATGGATACCTTGTTGGGAATGGATACGGATATGGATACCTGCCTGCCCTTCTGAGGTTTGCAAGCATTGTCAATACTGTGTCCAATTTGCTCTGAACCTTCTTCGGACAATCCTCGTATATCTCCTGAAGGACTGCAGTGATTGCGTCTACAAGTCCTGCCTTCTCCTTCTCCTCTGGATTCTCCTCGGATTTCTCCTCTGCATTTTCCTCTTCAGATTTCTTCTCGCCGAATGCCTCCTGTATTACTTTTTCAAGAGCCTCGAGCCTCCTCTCAATCGCCTCAACCTTTGCCTCTATGTTAGTTTCCTCTTCTGTCTTTTCCTCAGTGGCTTCAACCATCTCGTCTGTCATATCTCCTTCCTTATCTTTCACATTTGAACATTTTTCGAGAACAATGAAGCCACTCTTGTCGTTAACTGGATTCTTGCATACAGAGACCTCGAAGATATTGATTTTGTCAATGACATTGTAGCACTGAGACTCATCGCATTCTTGATGTTGTTTGATTATCTCACCTGCGATAGAAAAACCGTTATATTCACCCTCGAGGATTTTCTCCCAAACTTTGTTTGCAATGTCGAGATCCTGTCTGATCTCAGCAATTATGAAGAGGCCTTTGTCATCTACGTGCGTCTTAAGGCCTTTGTATTCTGGCAGAATCTTTCCGATTTGGACGTTGTTGTGAGTAAGCATGAGATTTGCATAGCTCGGATCATTGAGAAGAGTCTTGATACCCTCTTTGAGAGCAGATATTGGAATTATATCACCTGATTTGTCGAGCTTTACGTAAGAGGCGTAGCCGGCAATGATTCTTCTACCAGCCTTTGAGATGATCTTAAATGAACCGCCCAAATGAACAGGCTCTCTCTCGCCCATTCTAACCACCTGTGGATTCGCAATCGGCATCATGGTGTCTTCGTAGATTGGCACATAGCACGTGAAGGGACCGGTATTAGTGTAGTGAATGTGAACATAGCGAGCAACTTCGTCGTAAGGAACCTTAAGAATGTCAGCAAACATCCTGTAGATTCTGAAGTCGAAAGCCATCTTCTGCTGCGGAGACCAATCCTCGCCTCTGACAACAATATCAATATCATTGTTCGACTCACCGTGGTTAGCAAGTGATCCGACTATGAATGCAACGGGCTTTCTAACTGAGAAGGGCTTAAGCTTCGGAAGTATATCAGAAAGTTTAATCTTCTTCTTTAAATGACCTCTTCCGCTGGGTGGAATTGGTGCATACTCCAATTCAAGACCTTTACGAGTAAGTCTCTTAAGCTCCTCAGGATTCATATTAGCTTAAGCAATGCGGTGAACAACATAGCAACGAAAGAGCAAATTGCAGTCGTAACCCACCAATAAAGTTTAACCTTTGTTTCAACGGCAACTAAACGCTCTCTCAGATCTTTCACTTCGCTTCTCAAGCTTTTGATTGATTCTGCCAATTGGTCATCAGACTTATTCAAAGCCTCTAATGCAGCTAATATCTTGCCAAATAGCTCTGCCACAGTCTCTTTGTCGAGCATACTCTATCACTAATCTTTGAGGATCTCCTTCAGGAGCTCACGTATGTCCTGAAGGATCTCCTCCACTCCGTTCATGTGCCACCTCTTCTATTCATGCTAACATCCCAACTTTTCTTTGAACCTCTGAATTGATTCTTCTCTGTATGCCTCACGACCGAATTTCTCAAGATCCTCTGCGGGAATTGGCCAATAATGACCGGTGTCGCAATGTTTGATCGAGTCCATTGGATATGGATCCCTTGTAGCCTTCCACACCCACCATCTCTTTGCTTTGCCCTGTTTAAAGCATCTGATTATGAAGCGACCATTAAAGAGCTCTTTGTTTCTCTTTGGCAAATCATCTTGTGGATAAAGGAAGTATTCGTGGAGGTCGCCTCTTTGAACTCCAGCCTTAGCTTGACCAAGCCAAATACAGCACATAAAGGCGTCTTTATAAGGCGTTGCTCCTACATCGCCAGCCTCAATTATATAGCTGTAGTCGAAGAGTACGTATTTCTCAATTTCCTTTGCATCCTTAGGATCAATGATGGGTTCATCTTTCTCTGCCTTAAGAGCCTTTGTAGGCCTCTCCTCCGGTTCTAAAGCAGATGGTTTCACTATGGCCAATCCCTTCGATACATTCCCAGTTCTCGGATCATGTCTACCAATTAGCGTGTCAAAGTAGTCTGGTATCTCATTCTGAGTTATTACCCATTGAACGAAAGCCTGCTTAAACTTCATTCTGAGGTCAACGTGAATAGAATGGCCCTGAATGAGCTCAGCAAACGAAAGCTTACCGCTTCTGTATTTCTTTGTATCATCGGGATCGAGACCACGAATATGCATCTGAGCCCAAGCGAAAGCTTCTCCATAATCAACGTAAAGGATCTCAGGCAATGGCTGAAGTGGCTTAGCTATCTCTTCATATACCTCCTCTGGTATTGCTTTCTTCTGAAGCCACTCACAAACGTCTTTCTTTGTTATCGCTTTGAGAAGCACTTCGATTTGAGCTGGCAAAGGTAGATGCTTAAAACGCTCGGAATGATAGATAAGAGTTGCATCATAGCGATCTATAGGCTCAAGTGATTTGATATCATCAACGTAAATGACTCTTCCGTCTTGGCTCACTAATTTAAAAGGCATAGCCAAACTCCTTAGCTTTATCGAGAAAGACATTCAAATAGCTTGCAAACTCTCTGCCCTGAACATAGATGTTCTGCATATCAAATGATTCTGCTCGCTTAATTGCATCAGAAATGGCTGCGGATAATGAATTTCCAGCTGAAACGGCCACTGCAACCACGGGATCACCCGGCACATACCAATCTTCCTCTAGGCGAACCGCCTTTCGATATGCAATCCACTCGGGCTCAGCTGAATGATGAATTATCCTCCATGAATCAGTATCGTCAGTGTATACGCCTATCTGCACTGAATACCTGCCTTTTAATCGTGGAGCCTCAATTTCTCCTCTTGCAAGACTCAAGAGCATTGAATCAAAGTTCTCAATGACTTTGGGGTAGGCATAGGAGCAAATGTAAGGAAAGCGAGGAGTTACATCTGTGACACGCAATACGCCATCATAGAAGCCTTCTAAACAGAAGAGGCCGTAATATCCATTCCTTGCAAGCCAGGGTTCGAATTTTTCCAACGTAGTGAACCAAACACTGTCCTCGATTTTATTGAATTTTGTGGCATTTCCACAGCCTTTCATCTCAATAGTGTCGGCAACAATTGGTAAGAATTCCTGTCCATTGAAGAATGCATCAACTCCTACTTCAATTCCCTTCAATTCTTCCTCTAAGACGAACTCAAGTTCACTGCCGAAGACAGGAAAGCCTCCTTTCGAGAGCAAAGTTCTAGCCTCCTCAGGATCATCTGTCCCAAATGTTTCGATATCTCCACGCATTCTGTTGATTTTCACATACAATTTACGCTTTGCTTGGGCTATAGCTTTAATGACTTCTTCGACTCCTTTGATAACTTTGCCGTCTGGAACATTTATATCCAAGCGTTTCATAACCTTTCTAGCATAAACACGATCAAGTTCTAAGCGTTCTGACTTACCATCAGCTCCGATGACATAATAATCCTTTGATCTCAGCCAGTCTGCCAAGTGCCCAAAACCGGAATCAGTGAAGATTACATACTCTGCTCCAAGTTCAAGGCCTTCACCCCAATCCCAAATTTTCTGAATTTCCTCAAAGCCGTAACCACTCACCTCATCTCTTAGACGTGGATAAGGTTGTCCATGAACTATGGCATAATAGACGAGATGACCTGCTGCACCAAGAGCAAGGGCATGTTCCAAAGCAAGATTCGTATCAACTACTAACACTGTCTCTTGAGCAGGAGAAGGATCAGTTGCCTTATAGTAATAGCAGCCTTCCTTCTTGAAAATATGCTTGTCCTTTAGGACAGAGCCATCTACAATCTTTGCTTTCTTCCACGCAGATTCATTGAGCAAGTAAAGCGAATTATCTTTAAGACTCCTAACTTTCAGCTGCATAGAACGTCTTCCACTACGAAAACATCATCATTAAGGACTAGCAAATCACCTTTCTTAGGCGCTGCCTTTTCTATTTCGAGCCTCTCCCTTAAATGACGGAGCTCTTCAATTGGCATTCTAACCGGCTCCATAGATGCGAGCTTATCTATTGTTTCGATCGAATCCGTGACATGCTTCTCTGGAATTGGCTCGAGCACTCTGCCAATGTAGAAACTGTAGCGAGGATACCTCGGATCTTCTGGATTATCGTACTTTAAGACCTCTTCGGCTGCTATACGAATGATGTCGCCTATCTCAATAGGCGTTTCTTCTTTATGATTGTCTGATTTGCCCATGTAAGCAACGAAATAAACGTCATCTCGATCGAGGTATTCAGCACATTCTTTGCCTTCCGCTATTACTTCCTTGCCCTTCATACAGTAGACTTTGCCGTACCAATCCTTTGTACCAACTTCCAGATAAGCTCTCGCAAAGTCCTTTGGAATATCGTAGCCTAAACGGTAGTTATAAACATCCTTAGTTCCTTTCACAAGCTTCTTCCCGAGAACTCTCAAATCAAGCTCGTGATAGAATTTCACTTTCATCCAGCCTTTATTCTGACCTTCTTCGTATGGCCAATCTAATCTCTTAAGCATTACTCCCTCAGCACAGAAGCGTGGTCTACCATTCTTAGCTTCTCTAATGATTTCAGCAGCCCTCATTATGCATTTGATATCAGAGCCTTTGCAGATATAACCATCGGCTTTCTTATCAAACGTGGTTGCAACACGCTCAATCCAGATGTGATCTGTTTCTTTCAAACGGGAAAGATATTCAAGACGCTCGTGAAGTGGCTGATCTCTGATATCAAGACCCTCAAAGAACATAACATCGAAGACCGCAATGACTGCAAACGGTTCCAATTCCTCGCCAGATAGCTTTGAATTGATAAGAGCATTCGCAACCGTTCTGTGAAACATCTCTTTCTTCTCGGGATTATACGCCGAGAATTCTGCATCAAGTATTGTGTTATTCGGAAAGCTTTCTTCCATTTCTCGAATTATTCCCGGAATACGCTTTGTGACATTTGGGTCTTTCTCTTTGACGTCCTCAGGATTAACAAATGCAAAGCCTTTGCCTCTAATCTTTCCGACGGTTAGCCTTAAGCCATCCCATTTACAATCCACCAAGAGGTTAACTTGATCCCAACCAATTGCTTTCAATTCCTCTTCAAGCTCTTGGAAATATCCTCTGTAGTAAGGCTTAGTGTTTGAATACCAACCGGGCTTGAGCTTTGCCTTCTCTTCCTCTTCACTCTTCGTCTTAATTATCTCCTTTCTCTTCTCATCCCATTCCTTTGCTTCTTCAAGAGTGCTTGGCGGTTTACTCTTCATATATTTTTCTGCCTCTTTATAGCATTGCCAAAATGATGATTCCTTAGCTTTCTTCGGATCTTTACCCGTGTATGCTTTGTAAAGATCTTCGTCAAATGGTGGAATTAACGGGAAGTAAACGGAACGAAGTGTGTCGACGATCTTAGCGAAATAGCGATAAACATCATCGAGAGTCCATTCACCCCATTTCTCTCCTCTCTTCAATCGTGGATACGCCGAATTCCCGAGATAGCGAAGATCTGCAATCAATTGTCTCCATCTTTCCTTTGGATGAGCAAGATCATAATCGATGCCTTCAGAACGGAACTCCTCAAGATGAAGCTTCTCAATAGTGCAATACTGCTCAATATCTTTAACGAACGTCTGAATGCCCTGTGGAAGGTTGACGGCTATCTTTTCCTCAAAGGGCTTAAACGCTAGGACTTCGTAGCAATATAGTGGAAAGCTCCAATGCCACTTTTCAACTTCGTCTGGAGTTACCAAATGATACGGTGCAAGCAGTAAGAATTCACGCCAAGAGCGAATTATCTCTGGTTCGCCGACAACAATGATTCCGTAGGCGTAGTCATTGTCGCAAAGGACAAATTGTTTATGAGCGATATCGAATTTTCTGCTCTTGAGGATCATTGTCTTCTCGCCGGCTGCAATCAGCTCAGCATGAGGTTTCACGAGATACATACCGTCCATTTTCTCGATGATTGCCTTTACTGTTATCTCAACTTCACTTCCATCAGTTAAAATCTCGCCAGCCCAAGGCTTAAGCTCCTCGAGGATCTTTTTCTTATGCCTCATAAGTGAAGTGCGATAGTTAGTGAGGTAAATTTTTCTCGGATTAAGCTCTTTGGCAAGCTCTATAAGATCTTTGAAGGTTGCTTTATGATCATCAGGCTTTGGAGTTTCGTATTCACCGACTCCAATCACCCAAGCACATCCGTTCATTAAGAGCTTTTCTCTCTTACCAAGGCGTATGAATTCTGGGATGACTACTAAACCTTTCTTGCCAGTTCCGAATTTGAATGCAACCGCAGGTTTGCCAACCATTTCGGGAATGCTTATGAGCTTGATCGGAAGGCCGTCGATTTTAATTGGCTTTTCTGGTGCCTTCCACTTTGCATCAGGAACGAGCGTTTTCATTATGGACACAACTGCCCTCGTTGAAACTACCGGAACATCCGGATATTTCTTGATATAGTGCTTGAGATATCTCCAATGATCTGCATCTGGTGAGGAGAGCAAGATCAAATCAACTGGCTCGGTGTATTTCACAGCTGGATCTATCCAAACTTTCTTGCCTTTATGTTCAATGATGAGGGAGAAATGCTTCTTGCCCTTTAAGCCCCAAGACGCCCAAGATCCAAGGCTGATTATCTTCATTTCTTCAGCCTCAGATCCGGTAAAGTCCGTGGATCACGAGCCATACATTCAACGTAAGCGTGGAAATGATCCGGAATGTAAGAACGATCTATACGAAGGAAGATGCCTTGGCCAAATAATTTCCTTGCATGATAAAGCATGTGGCCCCAACGAGTCTTATCAACTGCCGGAATATGCTCTGATGCTACTACAACAGGCCTATGCCTCTTTGGGCAATCGATGATAATCAAAGAACGATCACCAATCAGATCTGGCTCTGGATAGTAAAGCTTGGTGATTGGAAATTTTTTCTTTATGATTTCGCAGAATGGGCAATCGTCCACCAAGATTGGCCTATCGTAAATGTCAGTCATCTTTGATTTTCGCCTCCTCACACGCAGGCTCAGTTACAACTGCACAGCCGATGAATTCAATTTCCTCAACCTCAAACGCCTTCTCTTTGTAGTTGTAGCTATCAATTGTTGCAACCTCGGCAGAAAGTGAATTCACTAAGCCGTTGTCGATGAGATTAATGACGTCTCTGCCTGCTGAAGTGTATGGAAAGATGTAGAGATCAGCTTTGACAGCATTATCTTCCCATCTCGGATTCTCAACGTAGCCTATACGATGGAGAACCGAATGGGAATGATCCACATTGAGATAGTTGGATGACCAGTTCGTAGCGTATTTCCTCAATACATCAGCTCTCCAGATGACCCAATCTTTCGTGACACGGTCAGCGTATCTGCCCGGCGTTAGAATCGTAGCTCCTTTGTAGATCTTCGCTGCTGTACTCTTAGACTTAACTACTGCATCAAATCTGAATGGAACATCAATCCATCTCTTCTTCATCATCTTCATCCACCTTTACGCTTTTGAGTTTGGCTTCCGCTTCAGCTATCTCCTCTTCGGATAATGGCGGGAAGCCAAACATCCTTCTAACCTCGTTAATTGTAAATGGCTTGACTTCGCCTCTGTAAGCACGAAGCAAACTTCCAAGCCACTTTGCTTTCATCGCCTCGTCCTCATCGGTTACGCTCCTGAAGATCACTCTCGGCTCCTCATTTTCAAAGCCTTCACCAACTAAGAACGGTTTGAAGATTTCCCTCTCTAGGAATCTTGAGAGCTTGAGTTGGAATGATTTAATCATCCTCTCGTACATCAACGCCTTTACTCTCGCTGTTGCTTCCGTCGAGCCTCTGCCAAGACCGAGAGCTTCCTCAGGACAAAGTAGACCGACAACGAGCTGAGATTGGAAGTAGTTGAAATAATCCTCAACGCCTTTAATTCCTTTCTCGTCGATTGTGTCGATCTTAATGAGCCATGGAACAATGATCTCATTCTTCTCAGAAATATTCCTCAGCTCACGCTTAATTTCTTCAAAGACGCTGTCAGGAATGTTCTCCGTAACGCCTTCTGAGCCTACTGAGACAATATACTTCGGAGTTCCGTGTCTGATGATAGCGTTTGCAATCGCTTTATCGGTTCTGACTTTACGCTTCAATGTATCGATATTCGGTTGAATCAATGAGACACCGTATGGACTATCGGGCTGAGGAAAGAATCTGAAGTGAGCAATGTACTTCGGATCGATCAATTCAGATGGCTGGCCGTTAATGATCTGACGGTAGCCTTGAATTCTTCCGTATTCGTCGTATTCAATCGTCATGGTGATTGGATTCACAACCTTGATGTTGAGAAGTTTTGTCTCGGACTTATTATAGATTCGCTCGAGGAAGGCATCGCCAAAGACGAGGCAGTAAATGGTGGCATCCAAAAGCTTACTGTCAAGATCGGTTCTGCGTCTGAATTCTTCAATAGCCTGATGAGCTTCAGGTGAAATGCCGTAGACCTCAAAGCCTGACATCACTGTGTTCCAAGCTGTATAATTGATTGCTGCAAAGATTGTGTTTTCCTGAGTGTAGTATTTCCAGAGATTGCGGAGATTCGTTGGAGTCCTTTCCCAAGCTGTGAAAGAGAATGAAAGATCAACAGACGTAGATTTGATCAAAGTCCTTGGTCTGCCTTCCTCGTCTGTGAAGAATCTCCTCCTTCTGAAGAGGTTTGCTAAGCTACGGAGATTAAACCTCATGCTGTCTCTTTAATCTCGATTTCAATAACACTCACTTGCCTATTGTCAAACGAAACAGAATCGAGCTTCACATTCACTTCCGGCTTCTTTAAATATCTCTTCACTATCTCTTCGATATCGACAGCCTTCTTAATGAAACGACCTCTTGCTGCAATTTTCACATACTTATCACGTTGGATTGCAGTCAGACATGCGGTGATATACCTGCTCAATTCCTTATCGCCTATCAAAACTGTATTCATCTGCATCACCTCCCTTCAATTTTTTCGACTTTAAGCAGTTTGTTAATGGAGAGGACCTTCATGGCTTCGTTCCAATCAAACTTTTGTGAATGAGATGCCTCAAGTGCAAAGGCAAGTGCATCAATGCAGTCGTCATTCTTGCCTCTCGGGAAGGCTAACAGCTCATCAATCAAATCAACTTGATCTTCCTTCAGGAAGATACGGCCGGTCTCAAACAACACAGAGAGTCTTTCAACACGAGATGCCTTATCGCCCGTGAACTTCAATGGCACTATCGGGAGAGTTGTGGTCCTTCTCAGCTCATCGGTAATAAGCTTTTGCATTGCGTTGGCTTCAATTCCAATCTTTGATGGTTGCCATTTCGCATACATTTCCTTGATGAGATCGAACTGACGGAATAATGTCGCCTTCGTTCTAAGCAAATCAAGCACGTAGACGTCACCGTTATCAGCTATTCCAATCACGCAGATCACGAAATAGTCGCTCGTTTGAGATGCTGCTGCCATATCAACGCCCATGTAACGTCTTAGATTCTGTGGAGCTTCATCGTAGTATCGGATCCAATCCCATTTGATTACCGCATCTTCAGGACTAATGAACTCATTTTGATACTGCATAGCGAATCTTGCTCTTCCAATCTGATTACGAATTGAAACGAGCGTTTCATACGGAAAACGTTCCGGCCATAAAACGATCTTCTTCTCCTCGTCGATGATTGCTCTGTAAACCTTCGATTTGAACATTGGCTTTTGCATTAGCCATGCATGGATGTCAGCCTGATGCCAACGAGTTCCAATGTCAATAATTTGACCGTCAGGCAGAAGCATTGGCAAGAGAATTTGGCTGTACCATTCCTCGAGTTGCCTTCTGCGATGCTCAGTTCGAGAGTTTTGATAATCCGTGATATCATCGAGAACGATTAAATCGTAGTGACCTGAGATCATTTTCGAATCGACACCAAGCACTTCAAGCGTTGGCTCTTTGTGGGCAATACCCGATTGACCCGCTCTCTTCACTCTGATTTGATTCCTGCTCCATTCACCAGTTCCTCTCTGCTCACCAAACAAATCAATCAGCTTCTCATTGTGCTCAAGATGATACTGAATGAAAGTCATCATCTCATTAGCTTTGTTCTGATTGATCGTCACGATAAGGATTCTGATGTCAGGATCACGAACAATTCGCCAAATAATGTAGCCACCAACGATAGTTGTCTTCCCAAATCCACGAGGTGCAAGCAAGACACAGAAACGATTCTTCTCAAAGAATCTCAACCACTCTTCGTGAAACCATTTAACCTCTAATCCGAGAATGTCTCTGCAGAATGCAACCGGATCATTCGCATAGTAAAGCAGTTTAAGAGCTTCCTTCGCCTTCGTCTTCATCGCTGTCTTCACCGTCATTTCTATGCTTTAAGTAGTTCTGCAATGCCCTCAAGAACGCAATTATACATCCAGTCCAGATTGCATACTCAGGTGGGAACTCAGTAACCTCAAGAAAATCAATCGTATAAGCTATTGCAGCGGTCGCAAGAGCGAAGCCAAGGCCCTCTAGAAACTTACGAAGAGTAATCTTCCAATCAAATCCTCCCTCACTCATGCAATTCCTCCAATACTTTTCTCGCTACTCGAGATCTACATTCCGGACAGAGTTCCTTCGAGAACGCTAGCAGTAAGTTCTTTACGTTGATTTCCTGCTTGTAGGAGATCTGAATCACGGGCTTAATCTGCCTCTCAGCGTATTGAACAAGCGATACAAGGTTCTTTCTCATCTGTTCGATGTTGGCTCTTTGCTCACGAAGGTACTCTAATAGGTCTTGAGTTTCACCAGACTTCGCTGCTTCCTCAATCAATTCATCGAGAAGCTGGTCCCTTGCCTCCATTTTGTAGATTAGCGACTGCATCTTTCTACGAAATTCCTTGTAGATCTCCTCGATCAATTCCTCTTCAGACTTGCCATTCTTCATTGCCTCTTCGATTTCCTCTCTTCTCAGTGATTCGAGATATCTCGCTACTGCCATTCTGGAAAAGTTCTTGAGCTCTGGATACATCTCGCCGTAGGTCTCTCTGATGTATTTGGCTATCGCTGATGCACTCTTGCCCTCTTCCTTCATCGATTTGATAATGCTTTCCAATCCATACTTCTTGATTTTCGACACATTCATGTTATCAATCCCTCCACCTGTCCGGACAGGTCCCGGCCATAGCTTTCGCCACACCCTTCAGTTCACAAACTGCTCTCCACTTTAATAATATTGCAGTCGTAAAACGCTTATTGTATTTAAATGTTTCGTTAGTCAACCGGCCGAATGAATTAATTCTGCGGAGGTGATAGACTTGCCGAGGAGATATCTACCACGATTTCCACTCTTTGATCTCACGCCAATAATCTTTCTGCTGCTGTTAATTGTCTTCCCACTCGGAGCTCTCGCCCTGCTGTTCCTGTGGATCTTTGGACCAGTGGGTGAACACTAATTCCGTGCACTAAACAATAAATAACTAAGTCTTGCCCTTTCCTAATCATTCATCTAATCGATTAAAAAATTATTTCCAATTGACGCCTTAGACGGCATAGACGGCATGACGGCTAAACGATTAAGCTTAAGGATTATGACGGCACAACGGCTAATGGATCCTGACGGCATTAACTGACGGCTAATTATCCATCGGCTAATGACGGCTGACGGTATTAGACGGCTAAAGGATACTGACGGTTATGACGGCTATGACGGTTATGAATGATTATGACGGCATTAGACGGCTAAAGACACGGCTAATGGTCACGGCTAATATGACGGCTAATTATTTTGTGGTGTGCATTCATTTATAGACAGCTGACTTAGTTCTATATGACAGTTAGTTCTATATGACAGTCTAATAGTCAGTCTAACAGTCTTTAACAGTCCATTAGCCCAACAGTCATATAGACGGCAGACTTAGACTTATAGCCCAGACAGTCATTTATAGAACAAACAAACAAACAAAAAGAAAAAAGAAAGAAGGAAAGAAGGTTTAGATATATTGCTTAAGTATCTCAACCTCGCTTGGGGTTTTTTCCGTGTCCTCTGTCTTCTGTTGTTGTTGTTTCTTTTGTAGGCGTGCATAATGGATACTAACATCAATACCGTTTTTCTCAAGCGTTTCCCATAACTCTTTCTCCATCCATTGTGACCATTTTCTTTGGATATATTTGTGCGTTTCCATGAACTTCTGTTCTTTCAGTATCTCAAGGACGGCGTCTATTGCCCTACTGAATTTCTTAAGTGTCGCTCTAAAGAACACCTTAGTTGTTAGGTGTTGAAGCGTTTCCATGTATTTCACGGCTAATTTTTGTCTTGTTGTTTTGCTTAGCCGTGTATCCTTTATGACGTCTAAGATGGGCTGTACCGATTTTTGCTTTCTAGCCCTTTTGATTATCTGTTCTAGGTATCTTTCCGTTTCTCCAGCTTGGGCATTTTGCCCATTCTTATTTCCCTTCTTCTGTGCCATGGTTATTATATATGACGGCAGAGGTTTATATACCTTTCGGCGTCATTATTGCACAGAATAAGACCTTACCGTTATGTGCAATATCCAATAGCCGAAAGAGAAAAAGGGAAAGAAAAAGAAGGTTAAGGTTATATGCCGTCTACCCAAGGCGTTATTCCTTAAACATTATCGCTTGACCAAGGACGGTATCCTTGGTGCCGAATAGGTAGACGGCATAAAGGTATTTCTCTAGCTTAGCTATTGCCGTCATACAATTATACTTATGCCGTCACTAGTTTATATACCTTTCGGTTTTAACTGACGGTTAAGGGATACTGACGGCATGACGGCATTAATCGATTCCGAATCGATTCCAAGTAATCGCAATTCCCGCCTCAAAATTTTAATTTGAAGCCAGCTCGAATATATCAGCCCACCACGATTCAGAATTAATAGCTTCCTAGAGCCCAGAATGGATTCAGC